GATCCAGAAGTGACACTTCTAACTACTGCAGTACCATTTGTATCTCTAACAATAATTCCATAACTTCCAGATCCAATCGCAGAAATTGCAGTAAGATTTGCAGAATATGCTTGAACATCAGTACCTATATTTAATCCAAGTTGTGATCTCGCTGCAGAAGCAGATGTTGCTGATGTTCCACCAGATGATATTGGAAGTGGATCTGTAAGTCCAGATATTGAACCTCCAGTAATATTAACATTATTATAATTTTGAGTACTTAATGTTCCAAGACTTAAAAGAGTTTTTATACCATTAACGTCACTAACTCCTGTTCCACCATTTGCAACAGAAACTACACCAGTGACGTTACTTGATGTTCCAGTAACGTTACCTGTAACATTACCTGTGACGTTACCAGTAACATTCCCAGTTAAATTTGATGTGATCATATTAGCAGAGAAATTTCCAGAAGAATCTCTTGCTACAATCGTATTAACTGTATTTGTTGAGGCAGAATTTTTACCATCTAATAAATCTGCATCTAATCCAGAACCAGAACCATCAACAGTTAAAAGTCTAGTTAGTATAGAACTTGCAGTGTAATCTGCAGTGTTCACTTTTAAAGCAAGTTGATCTGATAGATAAGCAAAATTACCATCAGCTTCTGCAATAGTGAGAGCTGAACCTTTGGTTGATCTGTATACAATCGGCATTATTTACCTTTATCTATTAATGATAATAATATTGTTTTAATTTCACTTAAATCTTCTTTCATACTATTTATTTCTTCTTTTAAAACTTGAATTTGTTCTTTATTATCTGCTATTGTCTCATTTAAATAATTATGTCTATTAACTCGATTTATGTAATTTAAATATTCTTCTTTGTTATTATTTATGATAGCACCACTGGCCATATCCCTGACCAGTGATGAGTTAGATTCTATCTTTACATATTCCATTTTATGCACAAGCAATCATACGGAAATCTTTGATAATTGGAACCGCAGAAGTATTAATCGACTTCATGACAATCTTAACAGACGCAGCATCAAATGAAGGTAAATCTGACAATGAATATGTTATATCTTGAAAAATTTCCGTAGAATTATCATAATTTACAATGGTAGAATCTGGGGAAGCTAAGGTATAATTAACTTGATCGAATGATGTTGTCGAACCAACTTTATTCGTCTTATAATAAACCTCAACTGCAGCTTCTTTAGGAATATTACCTGCAAATTGTAATCTTAAGAATTTAGATGGATTTGCAAAGTTAATTTTCTTTGTAACATAAGCACTATATGAACTACCTTCTAATGGAACAATCTCATCAACAAATTTTTCACGTTGTGTTAGAGTAATTGCAGTACCAGCAACAACAGAAGAGAATGTTTTATTCAATGTCACTGAAGAACCATCAGAAGCAACATCAGTTATTAAGAATGTTCCATTATTTCCTGAAGTTCCAGAACCAGCAATTGTTAAATATTTTCCAGGTGTTAATGCTGACAATATAGCTTTAGTTGCTGTGTCGGATGAAGTTATAGTACTACCAGAACTAAAGGCAATATTAGTATTGGCAGAAGCTACAACGTTATCGTCAAGACCAGAAACGTTTGTATTAGATTCTGTTGGACTATTAATTTTATTACTAATAGTAATAAGACTAGTTCTGTCAATGTCAATAACTGGCGATAATCTAGGATTAGTTGATGAGATTAAAGCACGAACCGTTAAAGATTTAGCAGAATTTAATGATGAAACTTGTTCGTTAATCTCAGAAGCAACCATTCTAGGTGTAGAGAAGTAGTTAATATCATTTGCAACTACACCATAACCATTAACATCATCCAACACATATGGAACTTGTGAAGTACTATCTACTGACATTCCAGAAGTTGTTCTAATTGAGAAATTAACAGAAGTATCAGCAAATGTTTGAACTTGAACACTTGGTTGGCATGCATCAAATTGGATATTTCTTGTTGCTCGAACAGAAGAACCACCACCAAAACCGCTTGATGTTGGTGTAGTTGTCACAGAAATAGTATATGAATCAATATCAACATTTGATATAACTTTATTACCATTAAACTCTGACGCTGGAATACCATTAATCGCAGAACTTACTCCACTAATAGTAACAGTAGAACCTGCTGGCATACCATGGTCACGCTGCCAAACACGAACTGTTGTAGATCCACTGCGAATCTCGAAAGGATTTACCTCTAACGTTTGTTGTGGTAATTTGTCATTAGTAAATTCTACATTACCTGGACTTAATGTATCAAATTGGCATCGGTAAATAGTAAACTTCATATCTTGATATTGATCTGCTGACCAAGTAGAAGCATTTTGTGATTTAAATAATACACCAGCATATGGTTGTTCAGATATTGTTCTAGAACTTCCAGGAATAGTATCTCCAATCTGTGATATCCAAACTTTATAATTATTAGAGTCAGAAGCTAGTACAAAACAATATTCTGTATTATTTTGTACATAGACAGGGCTTGGAAATGAAAATTTAGTTGGGGTATCATAAGACCTAACAGTTTCACCATCAAGCAAGACAGTATTATTAGATATAGAAACTTGACTTGGTGGTAATGTCACACGACTAAATGGAAGAACATTTTTTCCAGGATATCCATTAACCACTTCACGAACTTCTAATGTCACAGGTATATTTGGATCTTTAGTAGCAAAGAAAACATCAATGCTTGATAAAAATGCTCCACCCTCAGATTGAACTAAGAATGTTTGAGCGAGAGGATCCCACCAACCAGTATCAGAAACTATTCTAGTGGCTGCTGTTAATGTTTGAGATTCAGTGACTTGTTCTTCAACAATCAAGGCATTACGAACAGAATTTATGGTCGCTTGTTTTGTTTCAAGAACGCCAACTGCGCTATAATTAGCACGAGCACGAGAAGTAAATGGTAAACTATCATCTGGTTGATCGATAAGTTTAAATTCTCGAGTACCACAACGGAAACGAGTAACATCTGTGTTTGGAATATTAAATAATAAATTAATGTCCCCCGCAGCATTTGTTACTAAATCTTGACCAATGGTTGCAATAACTGGAGCAGATGTTACCTTTGCAGTAGCAGCAGATAAAGAACCAGTAATAGTTTCATTGGCTTGGAATGCTGTTGAGCTACAATTGACGATATGCAATGCATATAATCCAGTGTCTGGATTATACTCAGTACCAACAACTACAGCAGTTGCTCCAGATGTTGCTCCAGTAATAACATCGCCAAGATTTAAACAAACCTGTGAATCTCCATTAATAAGTCTTGCTGTTTCTGTGGCATTAGAACCAACATTTGTTGTAGAATCAAAAGTACCAGAAGTTCCACTAGGTTGTGTGTAATATAACTTAGTTGCAGGAGTGCAATATGTAGAAATATCTACATTATCGAAGAATGGATAGAATAAAGTATTTGGTTTTAATTTTTTAATTTGGATCAAAATATTTCTTGATCTCATATATGGTATTGCAACTGTAGATAAAACTTTATCTGCAACTACTGTTTGATCTATCTTTTCTTTTACAGTTGTTCTAACGCCAGTTCTTGTTTGATTAACTGGTGTTGCAATCACTTCTGCAACAATTTGTCGAGCATTACCCCATGATGTTATGCCAAACATCGCTTTCAATTCTTTTTGGTTTAAATACACATCACCATGACGAGATGCCCAATTATCACCAGTTGTGAATTTTACTATTTTAGTTGGTGCATTGGCAGGAACCCCAGCCCAATCAGTTTGCCATGCATTCCAAATAGTACCAAGAACACCAGCCTTTTCTGCTAATGTTTTAATTGTATTATAATTTCCTTCCACATCAATAATAATATCTGGACGACGATCAACTTCAAACCAGTCGTCAGAAGATGGGTTTATACGCACGTCACCAATAAATGTAAAAACAGCAAATGGATTGATATTTTCTAGGCGAGATCCATATGGTTGTTGAACTAAAATTGGATTATCTACAACTGGCAAAGTAATAACATTACCATAAAGTTTATAATTAGCGGCAGTACGAGCAGCAGTTGTAGATTTATTTTCTATTAAATTGACATTATTATTTCTATAAAATGGACGAAGATTTTTATTTTCCATATCAATAGCACACAAATAATCAGCAGATGTTGTGTCACCAATATTATGACCAGAGAAATTATCTACAATGAATCCATTTTTATAACGATCCAAGCCATTCGAATCTGTTATTTTTAATGATTCTGTTTGTTGCTCTAAAAGTGATAAAGAAGTATAATACTCTAAATTATCGATACGTTGTTCAAGTTTGCCGATATCACGCATTGTATATCGTTTATTATCAATTTTTTCAACAATAACACTAGATGATTTGGTTGAAAATGTATATGGTTCTAATAATAAATTGTAAAGAACCATATCCATCTGAGTTGTTATTGGATCTCCAGGTATTAGAGCAGATACTCCATTAATCAAATTAAATGCGCCAGCAATATTCAATGTTATTCTTGATTTTCTTGGCAAATAATAAACAAAATCACAAACAATATCATTACCACGTTTAGGCATCAATGATGATGTTTCTGATGCTGGAGTGAATGTTGTACCATTATCATCAATACGAGGACGAAAATCAATACAATCTCTTAATGGTATGGTATTATAATATGGAATAGATTTATAATCAATATTTGTATATGATGAAACTGTGAAGAAATCACCAGTTCCGTTATGAGCGAAGTATTCAAATTCTACTTGTATTGGCGCAACTGGTGGTGGATATGAACTCTTTAAGGAAATAGAAGCTAATCCATAATGAGTTATTCTTTGTCCATCATCAAAATGGTAACGATCAGTAATATCAATACTATAAGATGCACCAGGAGAAGCAAATGTACCAGTTTTCATTTTAACTGCAATAAGTCTAAAACCGTCAGCTTTTCCAAGATATAAATTTGGTGCAGTAGCAGTAGCTTGTGTTGTAAATGTAACAGGTGTTGCTGTTGTCAATGTTTTAGTTCTTTGAGAATTAACTAATGAGCTAGATTTATTAACTGCAGCAAAAACAGTCATTGATTTACCAGCATATGTATTTAATAATTTTATAGTAACGGTGCTAGTATTAGTGCCTGTGATATCAGTAGGAAGAACAATTACACCGCCAGCAGTTGTATCAGCATAAACTACAACATAATTTGTATTTGATGCTGAAGATGCAAATGTTCCAGATGATGTTGTTATGGATAAAGTACAATAACCAGTACCACCTGAATCTGCAACACCAGCAGTATTACTAAATTTCTGAACGGCTGTATATGTTATGTCAGAAACACTCTTAATAGCATATTGAGGAAGTGGAAAAATTAAACTAGAATTTTGCGCTTCATTAATATCTGTAGAAAGTCTATCGATTGTAACACCAGTGACTGTTAATGAAGGTGTTACAGTTATTTGTGTTTGTGATGTGATTGCATCTACACGAACACGTGTTGTGCCAAGATAGATATAATCACCAATTTTTAAATCTGATTGGAATGATGTACCAGTTCCAGTAACTGTTTGACTTGCTGCTGCAGTCGCTGAACCGATTAATCTTGTAGTGTTTGGTTGAATGTCAGCAGTGAAGTTAATGTTAGAGTCTGAACGGTCATA